TGAATCGCGTCTGCCGCTATCCTCGCTACCAGTCGATTAATGAGACAAACAGAATATTCAAAATACGCTATCATGGATCCCCAAACGTATCATGCGAGACCACAAAAACGCGAGGACGACGTCGATGATGACTTTTACGGTCGGCCGTCCAAGAGATACTTTCCTGACACGTATTTGGATTCTCCTATCAAGTCAACCGTACGCGAGCAATGGATCTCAGTTATCGCCGCCAAACAGGACTTGAGCTCGAAGCGCGATGTTGTCAGTCGAACCATTCATAGTCTTCTTCTGCGCGAACCTGATCCTCTCAGCTACGAGATTCTGGACCCTGATCAGTACTCTGCTTTTTACCACATGAACTGGCAGTCGACCCTGACAGACGAGATCAATGACTCACTCGATGTGGCGCACCGGGTATACACATCTGTGTCGAACACGCTGGAGTCGCTGACTGGACATGGAGCCATCCCTATTGCCAAGTCGATTCCTGGCGAAGCGCAATACTGGTTGTCGAGATGGAGCTACTTTGACAGTCTAGTCGAGGAGTACTCCAAAATCTGCTCGCAGTCTGGACCCAACGCTTGTCGAATCACCATCGATGATCACACGCGAGTCGTCGCAACAAAAGACATGTGGTTGCTAGACAACAAAGTGCATGGGAAATACTTTCTCATTTACGACCAAGTGCTAATGGTCAAAGATCTCATGCTATCACGCGCTCAAAGCTACATAGCTGCTTCCGTGGTGTACCCTGACCTTGATGAGCTCCCAAAGGCCCTGACGCAGCTGTGCAACTGGCACGAGAAATGTCTCTCTAGATACGGCAATCCGGGGTTTGAGATTCTCAAGCAGACTGAAGCGCTGTCAAAAGCATACCTCTCCGAAATGACGGACACAGTGTTCAAGTCTGACGGCCCGTACGGACGCATGAAAGCAAAGGTGATTGAAAAGGAGGTCAAGTTGGGGGCTACGGTCTACTTGACAGATGAATTCGACCATGTGCTCCGCAGCTGCTGCGACGTGCGCACAGTCGTGGAGCTGTTCGGTATGCTCAAGATATCTGGCCACCCCTTGGTGGACGCACGAGTCGGAGGTATCTCTGCAGCCAAGGAGGCTCGTGATCCTGATGAGACTCTTCTTGAGGATGCTCTGAAACTCGACTGGGAGTTCAAGCGTGTGATGCTTGAAAGTTACATCAAGAAGTGGGGTTCATGGCCACCAGTGCAGTTTGCTAAGCACCAGAATGCCAAGAAGACCCGCTTGTATTCATTGTATAAGTCTCAGTACCGTGGCTTGAATAGGACCAGCTATCCTCTGGAGGACTGGGAGTACTGCCGGTTCAAGAAGATTGTTGAGTTTGATTACTCACCTAACTACCTAGACTTGATTGACGACAAGTCGATCTCGCTGTACCGCGACAACATAGCAGCTACATGGGATCATACGATCAAGCCTCGTTCCCACAGACGCTTGCTCATGGAACTGATCAATCGCGAAACATTGAACATCAGAAGTGTGGTTCAGTTGGTCGTGTCACGACAGGTTCCATGGGAGTGGTTCATAGTGTCTCTTCATCCGAAAGAGCGCGAGTTCAAGCTGGCCCCCAGAATGTTCAGCATGTTGGTCTTGGAGATAAGGCTGTTCTTTGCTCTTACAGAAGCAAATCTTGCCGACAGCATCTACCCGTATTTGCCGCAGCAGACAATGACGAAGACAAAAGCAAGCATCAATCAGCTATTTCTGGACATCACGAAGCCTCACTCGTTAGAGCACTCACTCAGGATGTTCATCGAAGTCGATTTAAGCAGATGGAACCTGCGTTGGAGAGCTATGTCGGTGAACCCCGTGGCAAGGACCCTGAACGACATGTTCGGAACACCGGGAGTGTTTGACTTCGTCCATGAGTTCTTCTCAAAAAGCTTGATCCTGGTCAGAGTCGGAGAGTTGGAGCCCCCGGGTGTGAGACTTCCTAATCCTCCTGAAAGCGACCTCATCTGGTACAACCATAATGGAGGATTTGAGGGGATCTGTCAGAAGCTCTGGACAATCTGCACGTACAGTATGATCGCTTTGGCTGTCACCCCTCTCCCTATAAGCTACATTCTGATAGGGCAGGCGGACAACCAGATCTTGTCTATCGTCACTGCAAAGGACACCTC